AAACAAACTGTGATTGCTAAAACACTAAACACATCACAGCCTACTGTTTCAAATTATCTGACAACCTTCAGGAAGTACTACAAGGACTCTCAGAAGTTTGTGCAGACAAAGCTGGAAGTGGCATAGGTTTTTGAGTGTTACCTTAAAAAACACTCTTTTTTTTCATTATGTTTTTTTTGTTTGATAGAGACACCCTGCAGAGATGTGGGGTGTTTTGTTTATAAACTTAGGAATTTGTTGAATGTTTACTCTTGCATCATTGCCTGACACCTTTGTAGCTTTATAGTGTCCAGGTAGCCATTTTACTATGGCTAAAAGTATCTATAGAAATAAACCAACCAGGCAGCTCATAAAAATAGCTGTTAGACACTTTCATCTCTACATCAGAAACAGAGACCAGGGGAAGCCTTGCATATCATGTGGGCAAAAGAGAAAGCTCCAGGCTGGGCATTTCTATTCAGCAGGAAAACATCCTCAGCTCAGATTCAATGAGGACAATGTGCATGGGCAATGCCTTTCCTGCAACTACTACAAATCTGGGGATCTTCTAAACTACAGAATCAATTTGATTGACAAGATAGGCATGGACAGAGTCTATGATCTAGAGCAAAAAGTGGAACTCTCCAAAAAACAGAGTTTCAAGTGGGACAGATTTGAGCTGGTTGAGATCATTGAGAAATACAAAGCACTAAACAAATGACAAAGAAAGAAGCACTAGACTACATAGCTCAACGCTATGACAAGATAAAGGACTTTGTCTATGAGATAGATGTCAAATATTTCAAGCTCAAGGGGCAGTATCATGAGGACATCACCCAGGATCTCTTTTTAAAAATGTATGCTGAGATTGAGAAAGCAGAAAATGATCCCTCTCTGATCAATAGGTTTCTTGACCGCATTTCAGATTCTGGCACGTTTAAACTATACAACACTGTCAAGAATATGTACATAGATCTGATCAGAAGAGAGAACAAGTATGTCTCCCTGGATGAGTCTATAGGCTATTTTGAGAAAGTGACTGGAAAGGAATTTGATGAGCAGCCAGAGGTGATCATGGACAATGAGAGAGATCTCAAGCAGAAGATTGATGACTATGTTGACTCATTTTATTGGTTTGACAAAAAGGTTTTCAACCTCTACAGATATGAGTTCAAAAACCACACAAACAACATGAGCAAAGCAACAAAGCTCTCTGTTTCTACAATTTACAGAACAGTAAAAAGGTGCAAAGTCAGAATAAATGAAAAACTAAAGAATCAATACTATGAAGAGCAAAGGACTAGGAGATGACATTGAGAAATTTGTCACCAAACCTCTAGGCATCAAAAAGGCAGTTGACACAGTTGCAAAAGCAGTCAACAAAGACTGTGGCTGTGGAAAACGCAAATCCGTTCTCAATCGTTGGTTTCCAAAAAAGGGGAATCTCACGCAGGATGAGTTTGACTTTCTGACCATGTTTTTCCAGACTTACAATGGTAAAAGACTTAAATCAGAAGAGGAGAGAGACATGCTCTATGCTATCTACAACAAAGTCCACAGATCCAATGAGAAGCCATCATCTTGCTCTGCATGTTTGAGAGGCATCATAGAAGATCTGAGAAGTGAATTGAATAGATATGAGTAGAAGGCTGGAAAAGATCTACAAGATAAGAAAGCACCCAGACAATCCCAGGTTGATCAAGGATGAGAAATACTTTGCCCTTGTGAAATCCATTGAGACATTCCCAGAGATGCTAGAAAAGAGGCCTGTTGTGGTCAATGAGGATCTGGTAGTCCTGGGAGGGAATATGAGACTGAGAGCTGCTCAGGATGCTGGCATGTCAGAAATCTGGATAGATGTTGCAGAAGGATGGAGTGAAGCAAAGCAGAAGGAGTTTGTCATCAAAGATAATACAAATGCAGGGGAGTGGAATTTTGATGTGCTGGCTAATGAGTGGGAACTAGATGATCTCACTGATTGGGGACTAGATCTTCCCATGCCAAAGGACACAGAAGAGAAAGAAGAAAAACCAAAATGTGATTGTTGTGGAAAATGATTGGGAATTGACACTAGGACTCTATCCAGGGATCATGATAGGCTTCAGAGAATACCAGCAAGAGAACTGCACAGACTATGTTCTGTACTTTCCACTGATCGACATTTGCTTAACAGTTTACAATGAGTAAAAAGAAAGAATACACATATCTCAAAAGGCTTCCAGAGGGAGCAGAGTTCCCAGATGACTTCTGGAACTATAGCGTGAATCACATCACAGGATACTTCATTGAGCCAAACAGGGACTGGTATGGCAAAGAAGTAGAGAGAAAGTATGCAGTGATGCCAAAACCAGATCCAACAAATACAGCATAAATACAGCAGAGTCATGGGAAAAGAGGACATCAAAAAATATCAATTCAAGAAAGGGCAATCTGGCAATCCAAATGGAAGGCCCAAAGGTGCAAAAAACAGATCCACAACAGCAAGAAAGTGGCTCAACATTAGCACAAAAGCAGTCAATCCTCTCACCCTGGAGGAAGAGCAGATGTCCCAGGAGGATCTCATGACACTAGCACTGATCAAAAAGGCAAGACAAGGAGATGTGAGTGCCTACAAAGCACTTCTGGATTCTGGATATGGTCAACCCAAGGAACACATAGATGTGAACTCTGATGTGCCTTCTATTGACTTCTCAAAGTTATTTGTATTCAAGGATGATCCAGGAGCAGACACAGATTGAATTCAACTACAAGTACAAGAGATTCTGGAACTCTACTAGGTACACAATCCTGACAGGAGGGCGAGGATCTGGAAAGTCATTTTTCACAGGAGTCTTTTTGCTAGGGTTAACCCAGGAAGCAGGACACACTATTCTGTTCACTAGATACACGCTGAGGTCTGCAAGTGTTTCAATCATCCCAGAGTTCAAAGAGAAGATTGAGATGCTAGGACTTGGGCCTATGTACAAGATCACCAGGGATGAGATAGTCAACAGAGAGAACGGATCAAAGATCCTCTTCAGAGGGATCAAGACCTCATCTGGAGATCAGACAGCAAACCTCAAAAGTCTCCAGGGAGTCACAACCTGGGTAATGGAGGAAGCAGAAGAGATTGATGAGGAGTCCTTTGACAAGATAGATCTATCAGTCAGACAGAAGGACAAGCAGAACAGAGTGATCCTACTGCTCAATCCCAGCACAAAAGAGCATTTCATTTATCAGAGATTTTACCAGGACAGAGGAGTTGATCCTGGAAGCAATCTGTCAAAAGGGGACACAACCTACATTCATACAACCTACAAAGACAACATCAGCAATCTATCAGAGAGCTACATTGCACAGATAGAGAGAATGAAGGAGAGAAGGCCTGAGAGATTCAAAGCAGTCATTGAAGGGAATTGGATAGAGAGGTCAGAAGGTGTGATCTACACCAATTGGAAGCTGGGGGAGTTCCAGGAAGTGTCTCCTGCAGTCTATGGTGCAGATTTCGGTTTCTCCCAGGATGAGAATGTGCTTCTCAAGACATCCATAGACAGAGACAGGAAGATCATCTATGTGCAACTCTGCTTCTACCTTAAAGCACTCACTACATCAGATCTTAGAAACCTCTACAAGAAGCATGCAGGAGATTCTCTGATCATTGCAGACTCAAGTGAGGTCAGACTGATCCATGAACTCAAAACGACATGCAACATTGTTCCCAGCATCAAGGGCCAGGGGAGTGTCACTTTTGGCATTGCTATGATCCAGGACTATGATCTAGTCATCCACAATGATGACCAGGCAGTGCATCTAGTCAAGGAGCTGAACAACTACATCTGGCTTGACAGGAAGTCAAACACACCCATTGACAAATACAATCACGCCTTAGACAGCCTGAGATACGCAATCAGCTATCAGCTCAAGAATCCAAACATGGGTGAGTACAACTTTTTCTAGACCGAAACACACACACTCAAACGTTTTTAAAGTATATCAAATGAAAACACAGAAACTGACAGTACCAAACAAGCTCTCTGAGATCACCCTGGCACAATACCAGAAATTTAACAAGGTGATCAGCAAAGATCCAGACCTGGACTTTCTAAGAAAGAAAACCATTGAGATCTTCTGTGGAGTTCCACTTGCAGATGTGGATAAGTACAAATACACAAGCATTGTTGAGGTGACAGAAATCATCAATAAGATGTTTGAACAAAAGCCAAAGCTCATCCAGAGGTTTGAGAGAAATGGCACAGAGTACGGATTCATCCCTGTTCTGACTGACATGACCTTTGGAGAGTTTGTTGATCTGGACACTCTGATGAGTGACTGGGACACAATGGATGAGGCAATGGGGGTGCTGTTTAGAAAGGTGACTGAGAAGCACAAGGATCAGTACAAGATCGAGCCATACGACTCAGACAACAGAGCAGGAATGAAAAACATGCCCCTGGATGTGGCCCTGGGAGCAATTTTTTTTTTGCAAAGTTTAAGGAAAGAGTGTCTGAGACATTTGGAGTCCTTTTTGCAGAACAAGCTGAGACAACTGCCACCACAAGTGAAGCAGCACTCTATGACAATTTTGGATGGTGGACAGCCTTCTATCAAATTGCACAAGGTGATCTGACAAAGTTTGACCAGATAGCAAACCTCAACTACTCAGCATGTCTGACCTGGTTGAGCTTTGAGAAACAAAAGACAGAGATGGAACTAAAAAGAATTAAAAATGCAAAATAAAGCTGAATTGATCAACTCGCTCTATGACAGAGCCTTGCTCCTGGATGATGAGGAGATTGTTCTATCTGATGGATTTGAGGATGCTCTGATAGGGATCTCAGCTTCTGAGCCAAAGGTTGCAGTCTATGACTTCTGGAAGGCCATTGATTGTGTACTGAAGTCAGATCCAGAGCTTGAATTTGATGAGGCCCTGGAATGGCTTGAAGAGTTTGTCACATTGAAGATCCATGATGCTCATGATCTCACTCCAATTTTTATAAAAACACTATGAACACCTATTTCAAAGTCATAGATGATCTCCAGGAGGCTGCTATTGCAGAGCCTTTCATCAACAAGGTCACCCAGGGAGACATCACAGAGATAGATCTGAACAGATCAAGCATCTATCCACTGTGTCATCTCCAGGTGCAGAATGCTTCTGTAAATGCAAACACAATCTCAGTGGATGTTGCTGTGATCCTCATGGATCTAGTAGACATCTCCAAGGAGGAGGCATCATCAGACATCAGAGGAAACAACAATGAGATGGATGTGCTGAACACACAGCTATCAGTTGCAGCAAGATTGCATGCAGTCCTGGAACGCAAATCAGACTACAGACATGCCTATCAGCTTGACACTCCCTTCTCTTGTGAGTTTTTCACAGAGAGGTTTGAGAATAACCTAGCAGGAGTTGCAGCATCATTCACAGTCACAATGCCCAACACCATGACAAGCTGCTAATGGAAGCCAGAGACCTCAAATCACTCAAAAAAGCACTCAACAAGTTTGGGAAAAGTGTGATCACTAGATCCAGAAAGAAGATCAATGCAAATTCTAAGCTGGCAAAGTCCCTGGACTATGAAGTGATCATAGGAAAAAACAAAGAGATTGAGGTCTTGTTCTATGGTGAGCCTTATGCAAACTTTGTAGATCTAGGTGTCCAGGGGAAAGATCCTGCAGAGCTTCCAGAAGGAGCAAAGAGAAGAGGCAAGCAACAAGCTCCCAGGAGTCCCTACAAATTTGGATCTGGGAGATATAAGGGAAAAGGAAGGCTCAGAGATGCCATTGACTCATGGGTAGTCAGAAAAGGCATTCCAGGCACTAGAGATGAGCAGGGAAGATTTGCAAAAAGGAAGAGTCTGGTCTTTCTGATCACCAGGAGCATCTACTTGTCAGGGATCAAACCTAGTCTTTTCTTCACTACTCCCTTCACTATAGCTTTCAAGCAGCTACCTAAAGACATCAAACAGAACTTTGCTCTTGACATAGAGCAGAAACTTAAATCAACAGCAGAAAAATGAGTACAAAAATCAATGTCAGAAGTCCATTCTATCTGAATCTGACAGAGCCTACAGCTCCACAGCCTCTGTTCAATTGTGATGTTGCAGGGATTCAAAACCTCAGCATTGATCAGCAGGGCCAAATCAGCCAGGCCATCACATCCCTGGGGACAATCCTATCTGTGACTTCTACAGATGCTGGCTTCAGCAATGACAAGTTTTCAACAGTATCTACAGCAACAGATAGAAACCTCACAATCAGAATTGCAATTCCAGCAGGCTACTCAAACACAACTGATGGCTACATTGATTGTGACAGGATTGTAACTCAACCAGCTTATGTTGCAAATACAAGCTGCTCAGGTGGCCCTACAACCTCTGGATCTATCTCAGCCATCACAATTGATGTAGGAGGAGACACTGAGACTGTAGATCTAAGCAGCTACTTCACAGCAGGCTCTGATCCCATTGCAGGCTACAATGTCTATGTGGGCAATCAGCAGCTAGTCAATGCTTCAGTCTCTGGGAATACCTTGACAGTCTATTCCAATGCAATTGGAGGATCAACAAATGTGATTGTCTCTGCTTATGATAATGGATCTAACACTTGTACAGCATCACAGTCAGTTGCTGTGACTGTTTCTGCACCAAACACAGCCTTCTCTTGTAGTGATGCAGCCTTCTCTGGAGGTAGCATTGCAAATGATGGCACAATTGTCAAGCCTAATTCAGTTGCAACAGTAGGAACTATCAAATCAACCTCTGGAGGATCGGCCACCACAAGCT